ATGGTGTATCTAATTTAGATAATACTGACATAGATGGTACTTTAGTTGTAGATGGTAGTAATATATCCTTAGATTCAACCTCTACATTAAATATAGATAACTCTAGCACTACAAATGGTATTACAATAGGTACAGCAACTTCTGGTGTTCCTATAAGTATTGGTCATACTACATCTCAAGTTACAGTTAACGACAACCTAACGGTAACTGGTGATTTAATTGTAACAGGTGATACTAAATATCACAATGAAACAATACAAATAGTTGAAGATAATACTTTAGCATTCAGAGCTGGTGATGGTGACTCTCATGAAATATTGCTTACAGCTGCTAACGCGGATTCTGATAAAACAATTACTTTACCAAATAAAACTGGTACTGTTGCTTTAACAACAGATATAACAGATAGGCAATTTACTACAACTATAGGTAATGCTTCAGTAACAACAATAAACTTATTAAACTCAGGAGCATCTGCACCTCATAAAAACCACGGGCTAGGTGCCGACAGTACTCAGTTCATGATTCAATTAATTGAAGTATCGACAGGGCTTACAGTTATGGCGGATGTAGCAAGGGGAACTAGTGGAGCCGTGGCAATAACATTTGCATCTGCACCAGCTGCTAATGCAATAAGAGTTCTTATGACTAAGATAGGGTAATATAATTAAATAATTAAATTTTAACCAACATGGCGCAAAAGTTTCTAAACGATATAATAGTGTTAGGTTCTGATGGAAGTACGGCTACTATTCAAGGCGCTGGACAATCAACATTAAACCTTAAAACAACGACCAATAGTAAAAACAACTACATAGTTGGTTCTACTGCTGGTTCGTTATCTTTCCGCCCTAACGGCACAGAGGCTTTACTTTTAAACTCTTCTAAAAACGCGGTTTTTGCTGCAGATATATTTGGTAAATCAGTTGATGGACAACAGTCTAAATTATATAAATTTGGTGGTTTATTTTTTACTTGGGATAGTGATTCCTATGGAACAAGTGATTCTCACTCTATAAGATCTACGTATGGTAATACTTATACTGATAGTATAACTCTTAACTCATATAATCACATTAGGTTTAATATTGATGCTAACAACAATAACTCTACGAGTTATTTTGAAGTTGGTGATGGTGTTACTGATACTAGTAATATTATATTTAGATTAACTAATAACGGAACTCTTTTATTAAATGCGACAGCACCTACACAAACATACAGTGCTTCTGTTCCAATTAAACTATCCGTTCAAGATGGTATGTCAGAGTTTGAAACAACTCTTAACGATAAATACGACTGGCAAAACTCACCTATAAGTATACTAGAAAGAGGTAATATAGGCTCTGGTTCTACAGATAATAAATACTCGCCTAATTTAAACTTTCACTGGAGCGCTAAAGTATCTAACTCGCTTTGGATGGATCATCAAGGTGCTTTAAGTTTTGGGGCATACTCGAGCGCTGGTGTCCCTGATCGAACTGGAACTTTTCACGCGGCTCATGGTCTTTTCAATAGCTCAGTAGAAGCAGGAGCACTTTTAAAATTCGGTACAAACGGCTTTTCAGATATAGTAAATATCGGTACTGGTGCAATGAGATTTAAGCCAAGTGGACAAACTCTTGCTTTAACTTTAACAGGTGCAAATGCAACTTTTGCAGGAAATGTAACTTTATCAAGCACAGCTCCAATATTATATTTAACTAATACAACATCATTAACTGGTAAAAACTGGAGATTTAGTTCAGCAGCAAACGGAAATGCTTACATTACTCAAGATGGTGTTGTAGATGCAATCACACTTAAACACACTACGGGTAATGCTCATTTTGGTGGAGATGTTATATTACCCGCAACTAAAGCATTATACTTAGATGGTGGTGGTGGTACTTATATATATGAAAGTTCTGATGGAGTTATAGATTTTTATGGTGATACTGTACAACTACTAACAGCCAAACAAAATGGAACCCAAAGTGAAGTTGTAGTAAACGAAGGTAGTGGTGATGTTGATTTTAGAGTAGAAGCAAATAATGATACACATGCTTTCTTTGTTGAAGCAGAGGGATCTGGAAAAGTTGGAATTGGATTATCAAACCCTTCATCTAAATTACACATTAGGACAAGCACTAACTTTAATTATGAATTTGAAGAAGTATCTAGTAAATTAAGATTTTCTGCTTTAAATGATGCTAGAGACGCTAATGTTCCACTTGAATTCGCCGCGTCGTCTTTTGGTTTTCTTACAGGAAACGCAACTTTTGCAGGAAATATAACCACAAGTAACGGATTAATTCAAGGAACAAGAGGTGGAGCTACCGAACCAAATAGTAGTAATTCTAATGTATACTTGATTGATAGTAGATCAATGACTGGTAATGTTGGTGGATCTATTGTTTTTGGAGGATATTATAACGCTAGCGATATTATAAGTGGCGGACCTTATATCAAAGGATATAAAGAAAATAACACATCTGATGATTATGGCTTTGGTTTAAAGTTTGGTGTAAGAAAAAATGGAAGTGGTTCTGCTGGTGGTCCAGTTTTAACATTAAATTCTAGTGGTAACGCAACTTTTGCAGGTAATGTTACAATTACTGGTGATAGTGCTAGTCCACATACTGATAGAGCTCTTACTGTAAATAGAGGTCAAGATGGTAATATAGCTTTACAAGTTCTAAACTCAGGTGAGGTTGTAACAAATGCAAATTACTTTTATGCAACTGGACCCGGAGTATCCATGTATGTACAGAACACTGCTGTTTTTAGAGGTTCTATTGTGAATGATGTTTCGGATGCACCAGTTACAATTGGTGATCATTTATCAGTTGCAGGTGATATAACTATAGGTGCTCATCATATTGGTAGAGATGCCGATAACTATGTTGGTTTTGAAACTGATAATATAATTAAATTTAGGGTTAATGGAGCTACACAGGTAAAAATTACTGATGGAGTACTTGCTCCACAAACTGATAGCGATGTAGATTTAGGTTCTGATAGTACTAGATTTAAAAATATATATGCTGATACTTTATACGGTGATGGTAGTAACTTAACAGGTGTTACAAGCGAATGGGATGGTTCACTTACAGGAAACGCTACTATAACAGGCACTGCTAAAGCATCTACATTTTTAATTAATAGAACTACAGCTGCTGGTGTCGGTGCTTCATTAGGAGACATTAACGGTGCTGAACTTGGACCAGGATATTTAAGTTTATCAAGAGATGATACAGCTGATGCTAAACAAATACTTTTTGAAAAAAATGATGTAGAGCACGGTTACATAAAAACTACATCAAGTTCGTTAATTTTAGGTTCTGACACGACAGCAAATACTGTTGCATTACAACTATATCATTCCTCAAACCCAGTCTCTTTAGGTGTAGATTATAGTGGAGGTGCGGCTTTAGCATTTATTGAAAGTGTGCATGATTCTTATGATGTTAATACTCATTTATTATTCAAGCCAGGTGGTACTGAAACTTGGAGAATAGGTTCACATGGTACAGCTTCTAATAGTGTATTTCTTATTAAACCAGCTTCAAATACTTACGACTTTATAGTTGCTGATGCTGGTGGCACACCTATTATTACGGCAGACTCAAGCGCTAGAGCTACAACTTTTGGAGGTAGTGTAACTGTTAATGGTAATTTAATAGGTAAATCAGACCATACTACAGAATTAGGAAGTTATGCTAGTGGTCAAATAAAAAGAATTAGGATGTCGCAGGGAGGTGAAGCTGTTTTTGGAGATTCTACAACGGCTAATCCAATAGGTTTAACAGAGGGTGTTTGGAACAGTTTTAGCGATTCAGATTATATGAGTATATATTCTCGTAATAGCTTTAGAATTTATGGTTATAATACAAGCGCTACTCCAGCAATGCATGTTTTTGTGGGTAGACACACTTCATCAGGAGGAAGTTTTATGCATCTTGGTGGTGGTAGTAGTCCTAATGGCTCATTCGGAACAAGCAACACGATACTTACGGTAAAAGGTACTACATCAGGTGGTGAGGGTATTGTACAAATAGTAGGTCTAGGAAATAATGCTGCAGATAATGTAGGATGTTTAGCTTTTCATAGTCAAGCAGAAGCTGATCCTATGGCTTCTATAAGATCTGTAAGAGGTAGTGCTGATGATGTAGGAAGTTTAACATTTAACACTAATAATGGCGGAACTGAATCAACTGCACTAACATTAGCAAACGATAACAAAGCAACTTTTGCAGGTGATATAGAATTAGCAGCAAACTTACACTCTACTGGTCAAAATTTAAAGTTTCACGCCGCTGGAACCCATGTTATGAATATTGATATAAATGGTAAAGTTTATCCAAATACTCATAACGCGTACGATTTAGGTCATAGCGCAAGTTTAGCATGGAGAAATATTTACTCCTCAGGAACAATAGCCGCTAACAACATATCAGTTGCAGGAACTTTATCTGGAGCTGGTTCTTTTGTCCCAGTTGGTGGTGGTACTTTTTCAGGTATTGTAGGTATGGGTAGTACGGGTATTTATGCAGGTAATAATGCCCAGTTGAATTTACCAGGTAGAGGATTAGCTATTAAAAATGACAAAAACGGTAGTAATAACAACTGGAGTTATATAGAAAACACAGCTACAGGTAGTGCTTCTAATATAAATTTTTACACTGGCAACAATGCGGCTGCTTTAACTTTAGCTCACAATGGTGACGCAACTTTTACAGGTAATGTTGATATAACAAAAAGTAGTACTGGTCAAATATTATCTAGAATTTGGAACTCAAACACAGGAGGTAGTGGAACTGCTGTAATGAGAATAGCTAACAGTGGTGGTCAAGCTAATGGAGCAAGATTAGAATTTAGTGATCAAAATTACTACAATGCTACTGTTTCTGTAGATAGAACAAATGGTATGAGATTTATGGTGCATGACGATTCTACTAGTATGTCTGACTTGCTAACACATACCGCTTTAACACTAGCAACTAATAAAAATGCAACTTTTGCAGGTGATGCTAGATTTAACCAAAGAGTAAGAATAGGTGACGTAACAGGATTAAGTAATAGAGGAGCGGTAAGAATAGATACAAGAGGTGACGCTCCAGCAGATTTATTATATGGTAGAGACACAGACGGGACAGCAACTAGTTGGACTGGCGTTTATTGGGGCTTATCTTCCAGAGGTTCTAGTGAAAGTAATGCATTTAAAGTATATAGAGGCAGCGGTCATGATTCTCCTTACAACTCTGAAGCTGTAGCATTAAAATTTGATCCTAATCTAAAAGCAACTTTTGGTGGTGATGTACAAATAGATGGTACTTTATCTGGAGCTGGCGCTTTTGTACCAGTTGGTGGTGGTACTTTTTCAGGTGCTGTTACAGTTGATGATACTTTTACTGTTAAAAACCATGACACTACAAGTTCAGTTGCCACTCAGTTTATGAATGGTAAGAGAACATCTGGTACTGTTCCAATTGGAGAATTAATATTCTCTAACAATAATGATAGTGTAGCAACCGTGGCAGGGTTTAGAGATGGTGCAGATAACAAAGGTTCTTTAGTTTTTCAAACACAAAATGGTACTAGTGGTTTCGGAACATGGTTAACAATTAAAGCTGATGGAAACATAGGAGCTGGAACGCAAGAACCAGCCGCGCATCTTCAAGTTGAAAGAGCGAGCGGCGCTACATTTGCCTTGTCAGCTTCAAGTGCAGTGACAAGTGGAAATAGAGGTGATCTTGCTTGGTATAATTCTGACGTTTCTACAGTTGCTAATATTAGAGCCGCTGCTGATACTGATAATGTAGGTACTAAATTAGAATTTTTTACAAGAGAAGTAGGAGGTGCACTAACAAATTCACTTACTATAAACGCATCTGGTTCAGTTTCATTTACACAGCCAGCATATTTTCCTGATGCTAAAAAAATAAACCTAGGTTCAAGTCAAGATCTACAATTATATCATACCGGAAGTCACAGTACGATAAAAAGCAAAGAAGGATCATTTTATATTCAACAAGAAAAGCAAGATGGTAATTTAATATTCCAAGCTGATAACGGTCAAAATAACGCAACCTCAGCTGATTATTTCTATTTAGATGGTGGTAGCGCAGTGCATGATGGCACTAGTACAACAGAAATGTATACCGTATGGAAAGATAAATCAAGAATAGCTGTAGGTAATGGTAAAGATTTACAACTATATCATGATGGTAGTAATTCTTATATAAGAAGTAGCACAGGTTGGTTAAATATGCCTATATCTGGTAGTGGTATTTCAATGGCAAATTCTGACTTTAGTAAATCAATTGCTAGGTTTTTAGTGGATGGTGCTAACGAATTATACTATAATGGAACTAAAAGGTTTGAAACTACAGATAATGGTATAAATGTAATTGGAGGTATAACTAGTACCGTAGCAAACACAAATGTTTTTTCACACGGTACATCTTGGGGAACAAATTTAACCCTTACAAACTTAAATGATGACGTTAGTCCTCCAATATTAACTTTCTTAAAATCTCCAGATAGTGGGCATACCACAATGGCTGATAATGACTATGTTGGTTTTATAAACTTTAGAGCAGATAATGATGCTAACCAAATCCATAGTTGGGTGGAACTTTCAGCTATAGCTAAAGATGTAACTGATGGTAGTGAAAGTAGTCAATATAGAATAGGTACTTGGGGTGATGGAACTGAGTATGCGAATACTATATCTGCTCTTAAAGGACGAGTTGCTATTGGTACATCGACTCCAGATGCTAGATTACATGTAAAAGGTACTGGTGCATCAACTGGTTTAACTTTTAGAACAACCGATTCTTCAAGTAATGAAACATTTTATATTAATGATGGTGGAACTGTTGGTGTAAGATATTATCCATTTAAAATAGGTGTACCTAGTGGAACTGCTAATGTAGCTAATACTAGATTACAAGTAGCTACGACAGCTGGTGATTTTGTAGTGTTAAATGACGGAAAAACTGGAATTGGAATAGCAACACCAAACTCTAAACTTCAAGTAAAAGGAACGGTAAATACTCTTCTTGCTCATTTTGGTGGGCAAAACAACACTAACGGTCATTGGAACGGTATAAGCTTAGGTTATGCAGAAGATGCAAATGCCGCATATAGAAAAATCGGTATTGCAGCTAAAGCTTTAGGAGATGGCGCAGCAAGACAAGAATTACACTTTTTAGTTAATTCAAATGCTGATAGTAATAGCGCTGGTATTGGTGACACTAAAATGATGATAGATAAATTAGGTCACGTAGGAATTGGATTAACTGATCCAAATAGTTACTACGGTGATCAGCTTGTTATAGCTGCACCTGATGAAAATGGAATCACAATAACAGGAACAGGAACAGGTCAAAAACAATATTTGTGTTTTGCAGATGGTAGTACAGGTGATCAAGCTTATACTGGTTACATAGCTTATGACCACAATAATGATTCAATGTCATTTGCTAACAATGGAGGTAATGGTAGATTAACAATAAATTCTGATGGAAGTATTTATGCTCCTGGTTTAATAGAATCAGGTGGTAGTTTAGCTGCTGGAGATGGTGTCGTAGGTGCTCCTGGATTTAAATTTAGATCTGATCCACATACTGGAATGTATCGTATCGGTAATGATACTATAGGAATGACAACAGGTGGTTCACTTGCTTTAACCATAGCCTCTAATGGTAACTGTACGGCTGCTGGTGATGTTGTTGCTTACTCAGATGAAAGATTAAAAACAAACATTAAAACTTTAGATGGATCTAAGGTTTATGGAATGAGAGGTGTTAGTTTTACTAAAGACGACAAAGAAGGTAGTGGTGTAATAGCACAAGAGTTAGAAAAAATAGCACCTGAGTTAGTAAATAGTGATAGTGAATATAAGGCTGTAGCTTACGGTAATATAACAGGTTATTTAATTGAAGCTATAAAAGAATTAAAAGCTGAAATAGACGAACTTAAAAAACAAATAAAATAATGGCAATAATTTATACTACAAAAATCAATATACTTACAGGTGCCCCTAGTTTAGGTGAATTTGAAAATGTTATAACAGGGGTTGAGTTTTTGATTAAAGGTGAAGACGGTGATTATGTTGGTGCTAGCATTGGGCATATAAAAGTAGAGTTAGATCCTAGCAACTTTACACCTTTAGAGAATATACTAGAAACAACAGTGAAAGGATGGGTTAATTCTCACGATTGTTATAACACTCATGTTGCTATAATAGAAAGAGACATACAAGAACAAAAACTACCTACTAATGTAACTTTTAAAACTCCTTGGTGATATGGCAGTTCCTTCAAGTGGCGAATTAAGCTTGTTAAAAATATTTTCTGAGAAAAATGAAGATGATTACACGGCTAACAATGCTGATGGTGAAAATTCTTTTAGCTTAAAAGGTTTGTTTCTATCCCCTACTGCCGACTCAAGCGGCGGTGATATACCTCTAAACCCTAGTTTTAACAATACTACTGGATACCCACTACCTCAAGATTTAAGCGCACCTCACGCGATGTCTGAATTTTATGGTTACGACCACGACGTACAAAATAATCCAAGAGTAGGGTATTCAAGTTTAAATTTTACAACAGGAACAACTTATTCATTGGGTATCGCGGAAACATATGGTCATCAAAATCATTCCTATGTTACAATTTCTACGGCAATGAATGTTAGTTTTGTTGGAACAAAAAACAGCAGCGGTATTAGTGCTAAAGAGTTTGGGTCTGTTTATTGTAATAAAGCTTTCTCAAGTTCACCTTCTGTAAATTACAATAGCTCAACTGGTCAGTTACAAGCTAGTACTGGTTCTCAATATAAACGATTTGGTACTAATATAACTTCAACATATACTATAGGTGGTGTTGGATTTATAGATGAAAATCAAGTTCCGATGCTAGCAGGTAACACATACGTTATGCGAGCGGTAGTACTATTAAACGATAACACGATTCATTACCCTAGCCCCTATGTAAAAGCTAACCCAGCTAACGCAGGTGGTTCTTTTCCAGTTAACATGCCATACATAACGACTTATGAGTGGACTTTACCAGCTGGTTATACCGCGACTTTAACAGCAGGTACAGACAATTACTATAGCACGACCACTTATGGTTTTAGTACTCAATGGCCATTTAGTATGGGTTCTTTATCAACAACATCTTTTAATGGATCAACACTAACTGGTATATACTGGCAAGACCAATCATCAGGAACAGATAGAATGTATATTTATTTTTCTGGTAGTAAACCTAGTTTTTCTAGTTTTTGGATTAATGGCGCTAATTTAGGGGCTAGTAGTGCTTGGACATCTAATGGCACTACGTCTTGGAGAAAAGATTTGAGTAATAATCCTTTTGTTAATAGTTCAAGCCAATGGGTAAATGGAGCAACATTTGTTATAGACGCTTCATATTAATGGTTTTAAAATACTTATACTTAAAAACTGTGAAAATAGCGTAATAATATAAACATAGAATAATAACAATTTAAAAATTAAAACAATGGCATTAAAAGGATCTTACGTTTACAAAGGAATCACACTTAGTGATGCTTATGTAAAAGTTACAAATGTTGGTTACTCAACAAATGAGTACACTAACAATCAATTAAAAACAGCTGCCGTATACAACTCTGATGGGTCTATAAAAACGGAAGCTGTTTATGAAGACGCAATAGTTAAGCAAACTCAAGGCAACTATACGGCTAAAATCTGGAAAGACAAAGCACATAGAGATACTGCGGGTAAGTACAATGACGACTTTGCTTCAGTTAGTGGAAGTTTTACTATGGGAGTAGGCGCTACAGCCAAAAACCCTGTAATTCAAGCGTACACAGCTATGAAAGCTGAAGACAAATGGAAAGACTACACGGACGCGTAGTTAATAATTAATAATTAAATTAAATAAAATGGAAGACGTAAAAGTAGAGGACATCGCTAAAGATGTAAAAAAGGTAACTGACGAAGAATTAAAATCAGTTCAAGAAAAAGTGGCTTTAATAAATCAATTTCAAATGCAAGTTGGTGGTTTAGAGGTTCAAAAAGCTATGGGCATTGAATCTTTAAAAGCTGCACAGCAAGAGCTGCAGGTTATTCAAACTTCGTTAGAAGAAACATACGGTAAAGTATCTGTTAACTTACAAGACGGGACTATATCTGAATTACCAGAAGATGAAGCTGATAAGAAAGATTAGTATCGGTAAAGATTATAAAAATGAAGCTATGCATTACTCCGTAGGCCAAGAGGTTTACGGAGGGCATACTATCTGTCATATAACAGAAGAAGACGAAAAGTTTAGTATATTTATTAAAAAAAATAATGATATACTGCCTTGGAAAGATTTTAATAAAAACATGGCAGTAGCTATAGAGTATAATCTAGAGTATTAATGAAAAGCGTTTTTAATTTTGTAGTAGAACCTATTGGGGGAAGATACAATAATAATAAAAAAATAGACAACGTTGACTTGATACTTAACACTCAAATATTTACACATCAAAACGTTAATAGGTTAGGTTTAGTAAAACAAGTGCCTATAATTGGTAACCATAAAGTTAAAGTAGGTGACAAAGTTATAGTACATCATAACGTTTTTAGAAGATTTCACGATGTTAGAGGTAAAGAAAAAAATAGCAAAAGTTATATAGACGATAATAATTACTTATGCAATGTTGATCAAGTATATGCTTACAAAAGAACTAACAAATGGCAGCCAACAAATGGTTATGCTTTTGTAAAACCAATTGAATCTAATTATATATACAGTACTCAAAAAGAACAACCATTAAAAGGTGTTCTAAAAATAATTCAAGAAAATAAACACTTAAAAGAAGGTGACTTAGTTGGCTTCACACCAAATAGTGAATATGAATTTGTAATTGATGGAGAAAGACTTTATAGAGTTAGATCAAAAAATTTAACAATAAAGTATGAATATCAAGGAAACGAAGTTGAGTATAATCCAAGCTGGACACAAAGCGGTTGAGGAGTTAATTAAAGTAGCTAAAGAAGCTATAGTTGATTCAGGTGATGATATAACAGCTGATAGATTAAAAAACGCAGCAGCTACAAAAAAGCTAGCTATATTTGACGCGTTTGAAATACTTACTAGAATACAGGAAGAAGAAGACATGCTTAATAATAAACCTAAAAAAGAACAAGAAACAAAGTCTTTTGGTGGTTTTGCAGAAAGAAGATCTAAGTAATGTACGATCAAACTCTTTTTAAGGTTATAGAACCTGTTAAAATAAATACCATAAAAAGACTTAATAAGTCTAAAAAATGGGAATACGGTTATAATAAAGAGCACGATATAATTGTTATAAGTAAAACCGGGCAAATTGGAGAAATATATGATATACAGAATCTTCGTGTAGCTTTACCAAAAGCAGTTAGCGTCACTAAATTTGACAGTAATAAATGGGAGGTAAAAGAATATCCTAAGGAATTAAATAGAATAAAAACTATATTTGACTGGAAAAATTATCCAAATGATTTTAAAAGCAAATACATAGATTACATAGAAGATGAGTTTAAAAAAAGAGAAGAAGGGTTTTGGTATTATAACAAGAACGTTCCTACTTATATCACTGGCTCTCACTATATGTACTTGCAGTGGAGTAAAATTGATGTTGGGAAACCAGACTTTAGAGAAGCAAACAGATTATTCTATATATTCTGGGAAGCTTGCAAAGCAGATAAAAGGTCATACGGAATGTGCTACCTTAAAAACAGAAGATCAGGGTTTTCATTTATGTCATCTGCAGTATGTGTTGACATGGCAACAATCTCTTCAGATTCAAGATTCGGTATTTTATCTAAGTCTGGACCAGACGCAAAAAAAATGTTTACCGACAAAGTTGTACCAATATCCGTCAACTACCCATTTTTCTTTAAACCAATACAAGACGGTATGGACCGTCCAAAAACAGAATTAGCTTATCGAGTTCCAGCAAGTAAACTCACTAGAAGAAGTATAGTTAAAGCTAGTGAAACCCAAGAGATATTAACAGGTTTAGATACAACTATTGACTGGAAAAATACTGGAGATAATAGTTATGATGGTGAAAAATTAAAACTATTAGTGCACGATGAAAGTGGTAAATGGGAGAGACCAAACAACATATTAAATAACTGGAGGGTTACAAAAACAACATTAAGGTTAGGTAGTAGGGTTATTGGTAAATGTATAATGGGTTCAACCTCAAATGCTTTAGATAAAGGTGGAGACAATTTTAAAAGATTATATAAAGACTCGGATGTTACTCAAAGAAACAGGAACGGTCAGACTAAGTCAGGACTCTATTCTTTGTTCATTCCTATGGAATGGAACTACGAAGGATTCATTGATTCTTATGGAGTACCTGTTTTTGACACTCCAGATAAAGAAGTCGCTGGCCCTTATGGAGAATATATCGACACTGGAGTAATAGACAACTGGAACAATGAAGTAGAAGGTCTTAAGAACGATCCTGATGCACTTAATGAGTTTTATAGACAATTTCCACGTACAACAGAACACGCTTTCAGAGATGAGACAAAAAACAGTATATTTAATTTAGCTAAAATATACGAACAAATAGATTATAACGAAGAATTAAATATTGACAATGCTGTTACTAAAGGTAATTTTCAATGGTTAAATGGTGTTAAAGATGGTAAAGTTATATTTTACCCAGACAGTAATGGTAGGTTTAGAGTGAGTTGGACACCACCAGCTAATCTACAAAACAACGTTATAATAAAAAATGGTATTAAATTTCCAGGTAACGAGCACATGGGTGCTTTTGGTTGTGATAGTTATGATATATCAGGAACAGTTGATGGTGTAGGTTCTAAAGGAGCTTTACACGGCTTAACAAAGTTTAGTATGGAAGATTGTCCACCAAACCAATTTTTTTTAGAATATGTAGATAGACCACCAACCGCAGAGATATTTTTTGAAGATATGTTAATGGCTTTAGTTTTTTATGGTATGCCAATATTAGCAGAAAATAACAAACCTAGATTATTATACTACTTAAGAAGAAGAGGATACAGAGGTTTCAGCATGAATAGGCCAGATAAAATTTGGAACAAACTATCTGTTACTGAAAAAGAAGTAGGTGGTATACCAAACTCAAGTGAAGATGTTAAGCAGTCTCACGCTGCTGCTATTGAAATGTACATACAAGATCATGTTGGTAGAAAACAAGACGGTACGTATGGTAAAGTTAATTTTAATAGAACTTTAGAAGACTGGGCTAAGTTTGATATAAACAATAGAACTAAGTTTGATGCTTCTATTTCTTCTGGACTAGCTATAATGGCTTGTAACAGACATTTATATAAACCAAACGCCAATATAAAGAAAGAAAAAATAAATTTAAAATTTGCTAGATACAAACAATCTGGCAACAGATCAAAACTAATAGAAAATTAATATGGCTGAGTCAGTTGTAAAAAGTTATTTTCCAAGTCAAGTCGCAAGTGACTCTGAGAAGATGAGTACCGAGTACGGTCTTAAGGTTGCTAAAGCTATAGAAAGCGAGTGGTTTAAGCGTGACTCAGGTACTAATAGATTTTACGGAAATCAAACAGAGTTTCATAAACTTAGATTATACGCTAGGGGAGAGCAATCAATACAAAAATATAAAGACGAACTATCGATTAACGGTGACTTATCTTACTTAAACTTAGACTGGAAACCAGTACCTATTATACCTAAGTTTGTAGACATAGTGGTTAATGGTATATCAGAAAGAGTTTTTGATATAAAAGCTTACTCACAAGATCCTTACGGTATAAGTAAAAGAACAGAATACATGGAATCTTTAATAAGAGACATGGAAACTGAAGATCTTGCTGAGTTTGCGTCAACTGCTTTTGGTGTTGATATTAGAGAAAACAAAAAAGAAGAACTACCTGATTCAATAGAAGAATTAGAGTTACATATGCAGTTAAGCTACAAACAAGCTGTTGAGCTAGCCGAGGAACAAGCTATAAACACTGTTTTAGATGGTAATAATTATGATTTAACTAGAAGAAGAGTTAATTATGATTTAGTTACATTAGGTATAGGAGCTAGTAAAACTACTTTTTGTAAAAGCTCAGGTATTAAAATTGATTATGTTGATCCAGCTAACTTAGTTTATTCATATACTGATTCACCTTATTTTGACGATGTTTACTATGTTGGTGAGGTTAAGAATGTGACTGTCAATGAGTTAAAAAAAGAGTTTCCTGATTTAGATGAAAAAGCTTTAATGGATATAGTAGGCCAAGGTTTTCAGAACTCAGGGTTTTACAATAGAAGTTTAACAGAGTCTAATCAAGTTGATAAAAATCAAGTTCAAGTTTTATACTTTAACTACAAAACGTATGCTAACGAGGTGTACAAAGTAAAAGAAACAGCTACTGGAGCTAGTAAAATAATAGTAAAAGATGATACGTTTAATCCAGTAATGGATGCTATTATGGAGGCTAAGTATGGTAAAGTTTCTAGATCTATAGAGGTTTTATACGAAGGAGCTATTATATTAGGTACTAAAAAGTTACTTAAATGGCAAATGGCTAAAAACATGATGAGACCTAAAAGTGATTATACTAAAGTTAAAATGAACTATAGTATGGTTGCGCCTAGAATGTACAAAGGTAGAATAGAGTCCTTAGTTAGTAGAATAACTGGATTTGCAGATATGATTCAACTAACACACCTTAAGCTACAACAGGTTATGTCTAGGTTAGTGCCAGATGGTATATATTTAGATGCTGATGGTTTAGCTGAAATAGATTTAGGTAATGGAACTAATTACAACCCACAAGAAGCATTAAATATGTTTTTCCAAACTGGTAGTATAATTGGTAGATCAATGACTAGCGATGGTGATATGAACCCAGGTAAAGTTCCTATTCAAGAAATATCTAGCGGTGGCGGTGGACAAAAAATGCAGTCACTTATAGGTACATATAATTATTACTTACAAATGATACGTGATGTAACCGGGCTAAATGAAGCTTCTGACGCATCTACACCTTCAAAAGACGCTTTAGTTGGCGTGCAAAAGATAGCGGCTGCTAATTCAAACACAGCAACTAGACACATATTGCAAAGTAGTTTATTTTTAACATCTGAAATTGCTGAACTAATAAGCTTAAGAGTTTCTGATGTTTTAGAGTATTCTCCTACTAGAAACGCTTTCATACAAAGTATAGGTACACATAATGTAGCTACACTAGAAGAAATGAATAACCTTCATTTATATGATTTTGGTATATTTATAGAACTAGCTCCTGATGAAGAAGAAAAGCAAATGCTAGAGAATAATATACAAATGGCTATTCAACAACAAAGTATAGATCTTGAAGATGCTATTGATCTTAGAGATGTTAAGAATATTAAGCTAGCTAATCAACTACTTAAAATACGTAGAAAGAAAAAACAAGCTAGAGACATGCAGATGCAACAACAAAATATACAGTCTCAAGCACAAGCTAATGCACAGACTCAACAAGTTGCTGCTCAAGCTGAAATAGAAAAACAACAAGCTATTACTAGTCAAAAGATGGAGTTAATGAAAATGGAAGCTGATTTTGAA